TTAATTAACAACATCTAAATCACTTTCACAATCCGCATAAAACGAACCGTCCTCATTGTGCCAATGCAATGACGGTAATTCGTCGCCATTGTTTTCAACTACCAATAACTTGCCGAACGGGCTTGTATATACAACGTCGCCTTGTTTGCCGTTACGTAATGTGACTTTCGCCTCTTGGCTTTCATAGATACGCTGTTTTAATGCGTAGCCTTCCAGTTCCCATAACTTAGCAAATGCGTTTTCGAATGCGATACGTCTGCCAATTCTTTCATCGTAGTTTTCGGCACTCACACAAGCACTTGTGCCAACCAACTGAAAGCCATTTTTTAAAGTAATGGTGCAGATGGTGAGTAAGCCTTGATGAACGTATTCCGCGCCATTCACCAAGCTGTTTAAATATTCGGTTGTTAATTTGTTCATGTTGTTATCCCTTTTTAAAAATCGCTGCCAATTGATTTGGGCTGAATCGCCAACCTTGAGTTTTACCGGTGATTGCATTGAAACACCACTCGCTACAAAAATATTTCGAGCGTTTTTGTTTGATGCCTAATACAATGCCAATAGCGCCCCACCAGTCGTATTTACTCCCTTTTGTGGAATTGAAGTAAAACTTAACTTCTGCTTCGCTTACGCCCTCTAACAAGACTAAATCCCACTTATCTCTTTCGGTGAGATCAATCTCTTTACAACGCACCCCACCATCACGAATAGATGACGAATAGCAGTTATAATGGAGCTCATGCTCATAGTGATGACCTGATGTGTACTCAATACGTTCAACAGCAATCTCGCAGTGAGAGTAAGGCCCTTTTGTTAGTTTTCGGGTAATCCAGTCTGAAAAGCGTGCCAAAAGTGCGGCAGGTTTAAGACCTGTTTTTTTTCCTTTATAAAGCGCCAAATAAACATTAGCCATTATTATAAGCCTCCATTAAGTGATCCATTTGTTTAATGATGTCATCATAGATTGATTGTAGTTGCTCTAGTGTTAGATTAGGTGCTTTGAGCTCATACTTACGCATGCGCTGATTAGCCAGCTCAACTTGTAGCTTTTCGAGCCCTGCTGCTTGCACCAAAATCAAATCTGTTGCGGCTTTGTTATTTAACTCAGCACGTTTGGCAAAATCTGTGATATAACGGCTGCAGTCTCCTTCATAGTTTGCAGATTTGTAGGCTTCTGCCGCTGTCTGACGTTCGCGATACTCACTTTCAAAGCGTGTCCACGTGCTGTAAATTGTTGCCGCGTGGCTGTCAATTTGCTCGATTAAGCGGTTACGTGTTTCTGATAAAAGTGCGGTTAGTTTTTCGGCCGAAATTTCCCATTTTAAAGTATCAAGATTTAACTCATGTGTGTCACTTGGTTGTGGGTCAACTAAAACTGGATTACCTTGCTTATTGGCAATAATTTGCTTACCGGCGGCTTGTCCATCTAATAAAGTACGGTAGGTTTCGTCCGCGATTTCTATTGCGCCATCCGGAATATAACCACCGAAATCATCATTAAAAAATCCGTCTTTATAGTAAAACGCCATTATTTCCATCTCCCTATTGCTAAGAATTGCATTGTTGGGTTGTGATTTTTGTCTCCCCAAATTTCACCTGTACGGTAAGCACATATTGCTGGTGTACAATCTGATATTACAATCCCAGCTAGAGCCCCAATATCTACTTGAGCTCCATTTGCATTATCTGTTGCATTAGCAGTTACCCACACCATAGGTTTTTCAACAAATGCCACGGCCCAATTAAACTTTTTCATTTGGTTAGTCGTTAACTGATTTTCCTTTACATTTACAGCAAAAATTTGAATCATCGTGCCGTCCGGATAACGACGTATCTCAAAGTTGCCAATTTTTTGATATTGAAAATCACTAAACTGCACGGCAGTGTTTAAAGATTTACCACTTGACGATTTCACATCACCCGCTGAAACAAAATCACCACTGTGTTGAAATAGCCAGTTTTTAACCGCGCCATTATCTTCAATCAGATTAATGGTAATACCCGTGCCAAAACCGTCGCCATTACCTTGTTTTGTTGTATAACCAAACGATACCGCCGTGCCATATTGTCCTTGCTTTCGGAATCGTCCTTTCGCAATCGGATAATAAGTGTCTTTTTGATTAGCGTTCGTTTCCTCAACCATAAACGGTGCGCCGCTAGTGTATTGCTGAGCGTAGGAACCGAAACCGAATTGAGAAGAAACAATGCCAGATGTACGTAAAATGCCCGTTATCGTATCGCCAAGTTTGCTTACCCAACGATTTGCTGCATAAAGTACTTCATTCGTCGCTTTATTTGCGATAACAAGATTGCCGTCTGTTTGAAATACAAAGTTATAATTACCAATTACAACACTTTTACTGCCTTCGTTGTTTAACGGCAGTGCGGCATTTGCCAAGTCATAAGCGGTCTTAACCGCTTTCGAGGTCGCCACCGTATCAGAAGAATTACTATTCACTGCATCGGACTTTTTGCTGTTGAGAATAACATTCCCTAATGCGCGCGTATTTGAATTAATCAGCTGTTTCAGTAAGAATGCGGTTTTCGGTGTCAGCGCCAAGTCTTCACGTTGGCTGTCGTAGCCGGTGTAAAGTTGTGTTAAGCCATATTGCGTTAATGTGGCGCGGGCTATTTCCGTCAAGGCAAAACCCCAACGCACCCAATATTGCGAATCTGATTCATTCGGCTTGTTGTTTTTGCCTGCTTTTAATGCGCGATAACTTAAACCGTCAAACTGCACGCAGGAACCTTTTGTATAGTCCTGTGTGGCTGACCATTCCGGCAAGCCTCGTTGCATTAAGTAGGCGTGTTTTTCGTCTAGGCGTTTAAACAGGAAATTAAACCACTCCATCGGTGGAATGCCTTGTGTCTGTTCGAAGGTAATTCCCCATCCGCGTAATAAATCAGGGAAATTATCGACTTCGCCTTGTTTCGCTGATGATGCAAAAATGCTTTCATCGGGCTTGTTCACTAATGCCATAGTATGACCTCTATACTAAATGGAAAAGATATTGCACGCCGGCTTGGCGCGGTAAAATATCAAGATGATTGATTGCAAATTTTTTGAAATCGGATATGTTTTGGTTTGATACTGATACTGATACTGTCATGTCATAGTTATCAATGACGCGGCAGCCGTCTCCAAAAATAAACCGGCACGCCTCAATTAGATTTGGTAGCGTGCCGGTCTGGTAATTTTTCAAGATTCGGCATTTAATCAGGAATCGATAATCTTCATCGGATAATCGCACCGAATCAGCCAGTGGATCGCGTCTTCGGTACCACTGACCGCCGCCAGATTTTCCCCGACTAAATCCGAGCGCATGCGGAGAACCACGAAAACCGAAAAACTTCCGTAGTTGATACCCGTTCACGATCCGCCCCTGTCCGACATGCTTACCCACCAAATCCAGCTGATGACCGATTGCTGTTTCAATGTTCAATACATCCTGCAACTGATACAAATCAACAAAGCCTTGGGCGATAATGCTTTCTATTAGTTTGATAGTGGCAACCGCTTTAGGCTTATTGCGGTATTGCCAAATCAATAAATCAGCATAAGCCATCATTCCACCTCAATAGTAATATCTGACGCTAAAATTCTAGCCAGTTCGCGCGGTTGAATAATCACATTTTCCGCTTTCAAAGCCTGCCCTTTGCGTCCTATTTTTAATTCTTTCACCCAAAATCCGCCAACTTGGTTAATCGGCGAGTAAAGGCGGGATAGCGATAGATTCTGCCCGATTTCGAATTTCTGAATTGATAATAATTGCTTAATTTCGTCCTTATCCACCTCAGTAAAGTCTTCATATCGCACACAACGCATAGACACTTGCACGTCAACCGGTGCAACGCGGTCAAATCGCAATGTGCGGCGCTCACCATTCACGGTTAAAATCGTTTCTGTGCTACCCTGCAATCCGACACCTGCGCCTTTATTTTCGTAAATCACTTGCGCAATCTGATTATCTGCGCCACCGTCCACGATGATATTCAGTGAATTCGGTTCAACTCCGTTTTTATCACGTTGTTTAGTATTGTTTTCCAGCACCTTCACTTGTTTAACATCGGGAAGTGCGGCAATTTTAGATTGAATAGCATCTGCTGAATTTTGTGCATTCTTGGTTCGACTAATGAAAAAACGTTCTCTTAACTGCGGATCTGTTTCTTCTTCCGCGCCAATTTCCGCATTTTCAAAGGTTGTCGCCGAATTCAACCCAAGCGTAACGGTTTCAATGGTCAAGTTCGTATTTTTTGCCAGATTAAATGCGCCCAATTCTTCACTGCGAAAATCTGCCCGGGCAGAACCGTTACTATCCAGCTGCACATTCGCATTCAAAATCCACCGCACTTTGTGAGGATCGGAAACTACAATGCCGGCATAAAGTTTTGTTAACGGTTCACCGGTCAAAATCACTGACCGCAAATAGCTGTAACTGGCCGCGCGACGCATTAAACCGGCATAAGCCACGCGCTGTTCCAGCCATGTGCCCGTAGCCACATCAGGATCAAGCTGCCGATAGATATTTTCTGCCAGCTCCTCAATATCCATCTTCACTTGCGACAAAAGCCCCACCATTTGCCCGTCGGGCGTGTCGGGCGAAAGGTCGATATTTTGCCCATAGATTTGTCTAAATCCCTCTTCAAACCGTGCCACGATTTCGTTTAACCGCTCAATTTGAATGCCTGTTTCAATCAGTTTTGCCATATTTTCTCCAATAAAAAACCCGATCGGAAATGATCGGGTGGTGATTTTAAGCACGCCCAAAGCCGCTTACAGTTTCCCGTAAGCGGTAAGTGCGGTCGGATTTTGTTGTGTTTATAGGATGTCTAGTTGAAATCCTGTTGCTTTAGGGTTGTAGGCTCGAAGATGTTTTAATACGCGCCAGTTATTGCCTTGTTCGCATTCAAATTGCTCTGTAATGCGTGTTAATACGTTATGGGCATGACGGAGAGTACTGCGATATTCGTAAGCTATGTCATGAACCGGTGCGGCGTAGTGCGATCCAATTTGTTTTAATGCCGGGTGAAGTACTTGGCAAAGTTCAGTGCCACGCAATAAAGCAAACCATACCCAAACGAGCTGTTGGAGTTCATGTTCGGTAAATTCAAAATTAAAGCACTCATCTTTTTTAGGCGTTGTAATCAACTCGCCCTCAAGCACGATTTTGTGTACATACTCTACTGCCTGTGGTAACTGCTCTAATGTCAAATCTTCGATTGATTCTACGTTAAAGCGTTGATGGATTAAATGATAGGCATCGGAATAAATTAAGCCCTTTTTGCTCACGAGCATATTTACGGCATTGCGCAGGCCTGTGCGATCATCTACCGTAGTTTTTGATTCATATTTGCCTGTTTTACGGATTGCCGGCAAAACTTCAGCCGTTACCCATTTTCTAAAACGGTGTGGAACAGATCCTTTTTTCACTGCGTCACGACAGCGGAGGATTAAAGTGTACATTCCGCTTTCTGATACAAGCGAAAGTCTTTGCGCCCCGTTTCCTGCCGACCCTAACTTTAAGTTATAGTCGGGGATGTCGGTTGAACCGACAACCTTTTTCTCATCATCATCCAAATTAATAATTGCTTTGCTCGGGTTTGAAATACCTAATGTATCGCAAAGATCTTTGGCGATAAACCAAGGTTCATTATTGATTGCGATTACGCGAATAGGTGAAGTTTCAAAATTGAACGTGGAAAGTTGGTTTTGAGTTGACATAAGTCGCTCCTGTGGTTTTATTTTCGATATTTACCCTAAATAGGGCGTCGGGCGGTTCGAAAGCCTTCCACAGGTAGGCTGGGATTATTCCCCTTTCGGGTATTGTATTCTCCGCCCGCCCGACATTGATCTTTTTAAAATCACTTTTTAATGGCGAGAAAGTGATCTCAAATTTTAGACATAAAAAAACCGCTTGTCTGACGGGTGCGGATTGCCGCTGTGGATTGAAGGTTTCGACACCTTGAAACACAATATAAAGTAAAAACCCCGTCTTGTAAACGGGGTTTGAGTTATTATTTCTTATCCAAATGAAGATATTCAGCTAGGGGTTTTAACTCACTAACATATTTATCTTTGTCTTTTTTCGAAATTTTACCAGCGACCTTTTCTACACATTTGATTTCTATTTTATCTTTGCAAGCAGTAAAGTTATTCGTTGCTTTAAATAGAACGGCAGTCATAAACGCTAATTGGCGCATAGCTGGAGAAGCGCCATCAATTTCACCTGCCTTCAATTTATCTATCTGTGAAAAATAAGAGTCAATAATATCATTTATGATCTTATTTTTATCAAAGAATCGACATTGTTTTAACATTGGTGAGCCGGCTACTTCCCCACCTCCGACACAAGATATTTCAATTTTTTGTCCCTTATTTAACTCAATGAGTTTATCGTGTTCATCTTTGACAAAATGAGCCTGAACGGCACTAAAACTATATTTGTTTTTTGTTGTAAAAATAATATATGGTTCATCACCAATGCCGCTATCAATGCTTTTTATTGTGCCTGAAACAACCAAGTTTTTATTTTTATAATATTTGTCTCCTCTAACCTCATTTTCACTGTATGTTTTTAAAATTTCCTCAGCAGGAACCGTTTTTAAAGAATCAAAGCGAGAATCGCTTTTATATTCATCTTCAAAAGATGAATTTCCTCCATCAGTGAAAGTCTTTATGTCATCAACTATCATAATTTTGATAAAATCAACCTCGCGATCGCTTGGCTGGTATTTCATTTCCTCGGCGCATGCAAAATTTGCTGATAAAGAAAGAATTAAAGATGCGAGTAAAAGTTTTTTCATTTTTGGTTTCCTCTTTGGTTAAATAGAAACGCCTATTCTATGGACCCCAAAATGTTTATGTAAGTTTTCAGCCAAATTTATTTCAACTTTGCGACGCAGATCGCAGATTTTCACAATGAAATTCGACCGCACTTTCTTTCATTAGTATTCTTCGCGGTGTCTTTTAACAAAGGAGAACAACCATGAAAGAAAAATTCAAGCAGTGGCTAATCAGCCTTAATTCACCAATTATTAGATCATTAGGCGTTGATTCCGTTGTATCTAAGGTTTCCGACAGGCTAAAACCGATAAACTGCAATGAAGAAGAAATATCGGTTTTGGAGGATCTGTTATCAAATTTCTTTGACACGTTAAGCTGTAATGAGTTAGTCGAGATTTGCTAATTCATGACCGCACTTTAAGACGTATAGAGTGCGGTCTGTTGTTGCCCGTAAATGTCCTGATAATCAATCGAGATTGTCAGTTTGCGCGAATCGGGGGCAAAATTTGCTTGGTAATCGGTGATTTTCGACACGCCTTCCGTTTCCAGTACATGGCGTTTGATTTTAATTTCCCAATCCGCCATATTCACTCCGCGCCCCATTTGTTCAAGCCACGGCAAGCCATGTTCCAAGTCCAAAAACCAGTCATTGGTAAAGGACCAAAGGCGGGTTTGTACATTCTGCGCTATGGCTTCTGATTCAGTAGCATAGTTTGAAAACCCTTGCCCGAAAGTCCAATCGTGATCTTTATCCAGTCGTCTTACTCTTGTCGTCATTGTGGTGCTCCTGTGGTTCCGCCGCTGTCGCCCTGGTGCGTGTGTGATTTGCCGGAAATGCCAGCCGCTTTTACATCGGTATCGCTACTAATAGCACCCGTTGAATGCAATGCGCCTTTTTGCTTAGTGTCGCCGTCATGCTCGATATTGCCCTTGATTTTGATAGCGCCGTTTACAATGCGAATATAAGTACCACCGTCTAAGGTTTGCATGGATAAGCCATCGGTAAAAAAGCCACCAATTGCCCGAGGAGTTGAGCAAATACCCGGAATAAACATAGCATCGGATAAATCATGCAGCCGAAAATCCAACGGCAACGACGCGCGCCCACTATGCCACCAACCATCAATGCAACGTTCGGAGAAAATGGCAATACCCTCATCTCCCGCTTTCAGTGGAAATGTCACCGCAAAGCCACCACCTCGCGGGAAGCTCACCGGTACATCAACCAAAGGTGGAATATCCGCGCCACTTCCGTCTGCTAGTTGCATTTTGATTTGTACTGCAAGGGTTACAGTTTGTTTTTTTGGGTCGAAACTCACCACCTTTACGGGCAATGCTGTATGAAGGTTTAATCGGTCCTGTTGGATTTGCAGATCTGCCGCTGTTTCAGGTGTAGCGAGTGATTGTTCGTAGTTCATTAAGTACAACCTTTGATTTATATTTTGTCCGATTTTTTAGGCTTTTCCACCTTTTTAAACTTGCCGCCAACAACCGTGAGTTTACTTTGCCAATCACCGCCGATGCCGTCCCCACTGTGTGCCAGTTTCACGATCTTATATTCGCCATTGAAATATTCTAAGATAGATTCCACCTGCACTAACCCGCCGATTTGTAATGCGGGATTAAGTAAACAGGTTAATTCAAGCCCTTCGTCTGTTTGCTCCGGCGCGTTAATCATGCCGGTATCTTGCGACAATAGGACGGCATCATCAATTAGCACTTTATCTTTCGGCAAGAATACAAGTGCGCCGTCCTGAATGGACCAATTCGCATTATTATTGCGGGCGATACGAGTAAGAATATCTCGGCTATTGCCGTTCAGTACGCGCCCGCGCGGTAATTTTCGTTGATTGGGAATATCTACTGTGCCGGCTTGCACTTTCGGCATGGTTTTCTGCAATTCTTGAACAATTTGCTCGTCTGTTGCGCCTGCTTTCAGTGTGGTTGTCGCCCGTGATTGCGTGTAGGCTTGGTGCCCGTCCGCGCATTCAAGGTTTAATACAAAATCTAAGCCTTGGCGCAACACGCGCGTTTTGGTGATGTCGCCGGCATAAATCTGACGAAGCTCACCATACCCCACCGATAACGCCACCTTTTTAAATGAACCGCTTAAAAGTTGGTTGAGGTGATCTCGATTTAGGTTCCAGATTTGGATTTTTGCCGGGTTTGGTTTTTCGTTGATGGTTTTATCAATTTCAAATGCCACCCGTAATTGTTCAATACTTAGCGTTTCTTGGTCGTTGCTGATGTCGAGTTTCCAACGCCGCCCGAATTGTTTCATGATTTCTCACCAATATATAAAAAACAGCGCGTGCCTAAATCAGACATTCCTACCGGGTCTAACTCCGCGCCACTTTCATCTTCTAAATAGAAAAAATAAGGTTGCGTGCTGCGCGCCAATATAGGTACATTGCAGGCAAGCGCCTGACCGGTGCAGATTTGCTTCTGATTCACCGGCTCAAATACATCCATTGCCCAAAATTTACCGACACTATTAAACCGAAGCGTTAATCGGATCTTGGCGCCGTTAAATTCAAAGGTTTGTTCTTGATGGGGTGATTGTGTTACTGGAATTTGCTGCATCATGACTTAGCCTTTAAAAATATTAAAAAGTGCGGATGTTTTTTTCGGCTCTTTTGCGGTTGTTTGCGTGTTTCCTTGTTGGGTTTTCGCCGCCGACTGAGGACCTGCACGCCCACTTTTCTTATCGCCCGCCGTTGAGGATTTACCGCTTTTGGTTGTAGCGGTGTTTACCACAAAGATTTCTCGCGCGGTGATCGTGAATGTGGCGCTTCCGTCCTGCGCTTGAGAAACTGCCACCGATTGGATCAGCATATCCTTATACAGGCGAATACCGGTTTGAATATCAATGGTTTCGCCCGACTTCTGGCAAGCCACCAAGTCCGCATAACACTTCTGCACCCGACTATCGCCGAGCGAACTATCAATCAAATTCAACATGGCTGAATCAGGCAACCACGGCGCCAGTTTCCGCACTTGATTCACCACTTCTAGACTGGTACGAACCGCGGTGGCCACCATACTGACCGCACGTCCCACTTTCGCAATGGTTTGTGCGGTCTGTGTAACCACTTTGCACGGCAACGGAAAATTGTTTAAGAAATCCACTCCGCCGCGAATATCGCCAATGTAAGGAATATCTAAACCAAAGGTACCATGGTCATGATCGACCATTACACCGTTTATTGTCACCTGCTTCGGTTGGATTACCGCATGGTCGGCTATTGCTGCACCTGATTCAATCGGGTTTTCCGTAATGGATAAGTCTGATTGATGATCTTCACTTGTCACTACGTCAAACTTAATCGTACCAATCGACCGATTCGAGACCTGAGCAAAATTGAACATGAGCTACCCCACTATGACCGATTGGTTATTGGCGACAACGCGCGCGAATTCATCACCGGCTATTTTGCCGTCTTTCTTCGGATCGCCGGTACTTTGAATGTTGATTGTGGTATGATACTTGTTATTGCTGTTTTTCACGCTATTATCGGCGCTTGTTGTGCTACTAACACCACCGGCTGCCGTGCGCGACGCTTGCGCGTACATGCCCGCGTTTAACGCAATATCGGCGACATTCATCACCGGCGCCGAACTGATATTACCTAACGATTTCTGATTCGTGGTGACATTGGCTTCAATGTTAATTGGCTCACCGCCGATTTTGGCAACAATACTATTCCAGAGGTCGATAGCCCAGCCAAATGCCTCTTTGAATTTATTGATAATGGTTTGCTTAATATCTTCAAACGTCTTTTTAATCTTTTCCAGACTAAAACTATCAATAAATCCATCCCACTTTTCTTTTATCCAAGAAATAGCATCGTCCCATTTCTCTTTTATCCAAGCAACAAGCTCATCCCATTTATCTTCTATCCACTGAAGACCGTCGGCACAAGATTGATAAAAATCACCGAAGGCACTTTCACCACCTTGTAGCCAAGTGATGAAGTCGTCAATGATTAAAATCAACCCGGCAATCGCCATAATAGCAAGCCCGATCGGATTGGTTGCGAATGCCAGAATCATACGGCGACTTAACCAAAGCAACGCAGCGCCCAAGGTGTAAATGACAGCACGCCAACCAATGGTGTTTGATACCACATTATCAATCGCCCCAGCCAGTTCAAACAAGAACGAAAACACCCTACCGAAACCGTTCAGGATTGCTTTAATCAGGTCATTATTTTCAGCGAACCATTTAGTGAAGCGCTCAATAATGCGAGAAATTGCCGGGGCAATGCGTAATGACAGATATTCGCCCATCGCGGTGAAAACCTGCGTGAGCTGCGTCATATTGTCTTTAAATGCCGCCGCCGTTTCTGCATTTTCCGCATTGCCCACACCAAGAGTTAACTTATCTGCAAGTTCAATCTGCTCCCGCAGTTCATCATTACCAAGACGAAGAACCTGAATCATTGAACCGTCAATGCCCAATTTGGCAAGCATGGCGATCTGCTCTTGCTCACCCATTTTCTTCATCTTGTCGGAGATTTCACCAAGCATTTCACTTGAGGTTTTAATATCTCCATTGGCTTTCTTGGCGCTTAAACCGTATTGTTCAAAGGACTTCGCTCCGCGACCAATACCTACCGACGCCTCACCAATGACACGCGATAAACCTTCAATAGATGCCTGTGCCGCCTGTGAAGACGAACCGTTGACTTCGGCGACCTTGCCGAGTTTATAAATTTCGTCTGCCGCTTCGCCGGTCACCGCCGAAAGTTGTTTAATTTCATCAAGCGCGTCAAGGTTATTATCAACGAAGTTTTTTACACCGATGGTTGCCGCATAAAAAGCCGCACCAAACGCCGCGAACTTCAACGTAGTTTTGCTGATCTTGATGCCGAGCAGTTCAAATTTATCAATAAGCCCGTCGGCGCCGTATTTAGTCGCCCATAAAGCGATCATTTTATCGGCTAAATTGTCCGTGCTTTTTGCGTTGTCGTCTTGTGCATCGGTGTTTTGTTCCGTGCTTTGGGTATCTTCATCAACCGCCTTTTGCTTTTTCTCAATGGCTTCCTTGAGTTTAGCAATGACCTTTTCGACATTTTCAGAACTCAACCCAAGTGCTGTTAACCCCTGCTCAAGCTCCTCAGCATTCGCCGTGAAGTCTTCACCAAAGCCCGTTAACAATTCATCACTTTCAATGATTTTTTGCACCCAGGCGTCTAAGGCTTCATCTTGCGACAGACCCTTAGTCTTTTCTTGTAAATCCTCCAACGATTTAAAGAAATCGGAGAATTCCGGAATTTCCTTTGCTTGCTCAACGGCTTCATTTGCAGCTTCTTCAATTGCCTTGGCAAAATCTCCCAACTGTTCGGCTGCACCATTCGCCCCTTGCTCAAGAGTATTAAGCAACTTCTCAAATTGCTGCATGTCCTGACTGTCAGCATCAAAGCCAATTTTGATGAGTAATTCATTGAGTAGCATTGGATTGTTCCATTTGGTTTAGTTCCATAATCACTTCATGAAAAGACAAAAGGTCGGCTAACGAATAGACCGACCTTAATTCATGAAGCGTACAGAAACGCTTAACGATAGGCGTAAAAATAAACCAATCAATTTGCGAATTTGACTGGCTTACTGTGCTTTCTGATTGAGGTTTGGCAGCATAGAACTCAGCAACCCGCCCCCACCGATAAAAAAATCGGCGAATTGATACACCAATCCTTCTTTTAGCACCGGCAATAAATGCCCGCGATGTTGATTGAAATGCGCGTCAAAACGTTCGGATAAGCGATATTGCTTGCCGTCCTGTTCGCAGGAAGTGTGTTTTAGCACAATATCTTCCAACGCCTTAATACTTGGATCGCCTAAATTGGCAAGAATTGCAGTGAGCATATTGGCGCCGATATTGCCCGCGTTGCTGCCTAGGTTAGACAGATCAACGTGTTGCACCAACTTCAAGGCGTTTTTTAATGCCGCCCATGCCACCGCCGCATTTGCCGGGGTCATGTTGTAAGTGATGTCTTCAAGGGTAAATTGTTTGTTTTGTTCCATTATTGAACACCTTTTTCAAGATTCATCGTCATTTTTTCAAATACGATTGTCCATGTAGTGGCATTATGCCCGTTACCGCGCACATACGGCGCAGGCGTGGTGAAATAGCCTTTAGTTGCCGTTACTACATCATCATTGATTAAGTCGCGAATAGCGAGCGTAATAGGAAAATAGGTTTTAATGCTGTTTTTTTGTTGGTTAAACAGCTTGGAAAGATAAGCGTTATCTTCGGAATGCTGCTTAATTTTCAGTGTTAATTTGCCGGATTGGTCAGGGTTGGCAATAAACACTCCAGTGCCATTTGCGCCGATGACCATTTGTCCTGCATCAACCTGATTCGTGGCGTTGATGACGTCCGCTCCGTCCGCCCAGTCACTGATTTCTTTGCCGTCTAATAACACGACAACTTGTTTTGGATCGAAAACTGCCATAGTTTTTCCTTATAAAAAATAAAGCCAAGAATCACTCCTTGGCTTTTGGGATTATCGGTTATAGTTCACAATCACATCGCTTGAATGGATTGCGCCGGCTAATTTCACCGCCGTTTGAATCGGCGTTGCGCGGCGTTGTTCGCGGTCACTGTCGGAAAGAGTATCCATTGGCGCCGCCCACACATAGAACCCTTTTTCAAGGTAATCCCCGGTGGTTAGATTGCCGAAGCTGTCACCTGTCCATGTTCCCGGTGCAAATGCACCGTTGTTGATACCCTCAAGACAAACCTTTTCAACTGCCGCAACTAACACTGCCTGACCTTTGTCAGTAAGCGGAATTTTTGTCGGTGATTTGTAAAGGCGGGCGAACACTTCTTTTTGCACCGCATCAACAAACCAATCCAAGATCACGATTTCATCGGCGAACTTACCACCAATTACGGTACCTTCGGCAATCATCGCCACATCATCAAAATAGGTGTAAACGTTGATACCAAGGCGCTTGGCTTTAGAGAATTCCGTTGCCGTGATTTCGTCTGCTGTGATGATTGGTTGCTGTTTGAATTTAAGTGTCAGCGTTGAATTGTTCGCGGCAAAATTGGTTGATAACAAACGTGCCAGTGCGGAGGACGCTGGGTACATGTCGTTTTTATCAAACATAGCCAAGGTATGGTCTAAACCTGCATCATACAATTTCTTGTAGATGTTATCGGCGGACCATTCGATTTGTTCAACGCGGATCACGTTGGCGCCGAACAGTTTTGTGTTGGCTTGTGCATATTTCGCTGCCGCTTCCACTTCGCTATCGGTTAATTGTGCCGCCACAGTGAAGCCGTACCATGTGTTATTAACTTCCGCTACATTGAACAGCGCTTCGCCCAAGGTTTCTTTTTTCAGGGATACGGAATTTTTACCGACTTTGCGGCTGGCTTGTCCGTTTTCCAGTTTCAGCAATGCACCGATATATTCACCATCGCCACCTTCATCAAAGGAATAGTGAATTTCTGTTGTCTTATCTTCGCCGGCTACATTAGCGCTAATGATAAAACGATTGCCGGTTTCGTCATAAGCAATCGACACAGCAACAGAAAGTGCGGTCAATTTTTCCTGAATTTTTGTGGCCACCGCATTAAAATCAGCAAGGCGCGCAAAAGACAACCCTTCAACCTTTTTAACATCACTACCGATAGTTAACGAAAAACGACCATTAACAACAGATTTGAATCGCTCCAAATCATCTGATAATGTCGCACCACTCAAAGTGTTTTTGGTTGCGTCAATGGTTGATGCCGATTTTTGCCAACGGGCAATAATTAATTGTCTTGCGCGCGGGCTTTGTGCAAAGAAAGGTTGAGCCGCTTTTGCCGTTTCTGAATTGGTGCCGAATAACTGTTCGACATCACGTTGATTTTCGACATACACATAACGCGTTTTTTCATCAGCGAATGCCTGTCCAGCTTCCGGCGTGAACAACGCGACAACGCCGAATGATTTGCGTGCAGCAGATTTCGGCACAGTGTTTAACTGCACATTGACAATCTGCGAAATAGATAATGCCATAAGGCTACTCTCCTATTTGTTGAGTTAAATGATTTGTTCGTTGCTCTACGCGTTTAATCGGTACAAGCGGCGTATCGACAATGTGATGATGACTAAATACCACGTCAAATTGCCCCCGTTCCTCGTAATCCGCGCCGATGGTTGCAGTTAGGTTGCGTACATCAGAAAAACTCACGATTCCGACATTCATGGCTTTTAACGCTTGTAGAATCATTGAACTTTGCAAAACGGCTTTCATCTTGTAACACTGCGCCATTGCATTTGTGCCAAAGCAAGAAATGCTCACTGTGCTTTGCATTGACATTGTGATCCGCTCCCGTTTGCCGTCAAAATCTCGTCGCGCGATACCAGTTTCACTGCTCATCAACACATCGACAGTAATAAACGCGCTTAACGAATTCTCCGGCAACCAACCACCAATCACCATGCCGTCAGGTAACTGTAAAGCCTGCTGAATCAGCTTTCGCAGTCGAACTATGTCGAACCCCGATATTGTTGTAGTATCCATAATCTCCCCAGTTTGCTGCGGTTTTGATTTTGTAAGTTTCGCCCCTATATTCCACTAAATCACCGATTGCGAGCTGTTGTTGCGTATAAACCTTAATAGAAGGCAAATAACGCTCCCCTTCCGGCAATAACAACACATCATTCGGCGAAGTAGGAATAACAATGGCGATCATTTGCAGTGTTTCATACCACACATCAAATCCGCTTGCAGAATGCGTGCCGGATTGTTTTTTAACAGTGATTTGCTGTCGGAAACGGCTATTTAGAAAACGTCCAGATTGATTAATTAGGCTCATTTGACGATACCTCTTACTGATTGGCGCATTTTCCCGGTGTCGATTAGAGGCTTGCTTGATTTTTTACGCTTAATAGTGCTTGGTGCGTTAGCTGCCCAATTACCACGAACAATATTCAACTGAACGTCGCCTTGAGCCATAACAGCTAACCGCTCGTAAATTTGAGTTATCGGCACGCCCTGATCGAACCACTGAATAAAAAGTGCGGTATATTTTTCTTGGTTTTCCTCAAGCGTCTGACGCAAAAAAGGGCGGGAATGAATGTGTTCGTTACCGAATTCCAGTACAGCCGCCAAAGAAGCGAGATTAAAATTTTCAGCGCCTTCCACTTTCTCATCAAACTCAGCCGGGAAACCAACATAAACCGCCTTTTCTTTCGCTGATTTCAGTTGCTCGATCAATTGTCTTGCCGCACTAAAATCAACCGTTACCGACACTGCCATTTAAGCCACCATAACCCCAACACCTACCAATCGACGAAGTCTCAAATATTCCTGACCGTAAGCAGTCAACTGATAGAAATCATCAGAACCATTAGCGGAGATCGGTGCCGTATAACTCACCGATAATTCACCAGCACTTTCGCCAGCTAGATTACGACTTGCGACACCGCCGCTAAATTCTGCGTCCGCTTTGAGCTTGAGCAAATGCGCGGTTAATGCCATTACACCGCGATCGTACAATTTGCCCCAACGAACTTGACTGACCTCCGCTTGTGCGTCAGAAAGAAAAAGACCGATACGGCGTGCATCGGTCTTCTCAAATTCAGGATAGCGCAATAAAAAATCTTCGGTTAATGGCATAACTCACCCCTTAATAGTCCACATAAAGCGCGGAATCAGGTTCCATAAAGGTTACCCCGCCAAACGCCATACGCAGACCAGATTCAAACGCTAACAATCCTTTTGGTTGTGCATCTAAAACAGTTGGCGACATTGGCACATCAAAGATAACGTGTTCTTTGCTGTTCACATACACCATCGCACGGGTTTTACCGCTGGTTACGCGGGTGCCGTAGTTGGACGGTAACGCTTTAATCGCCACTTCACGACCGGCGGCCGCAGAAAGATGTTTAGTTAAAAACTCTAATGCGGTTGTGTCGGTGTTGGCACGTTGCGTTAATGCCAAGTGAGCTAAGTCTAAGCTATCAATAGCAAAGGTGTTCGGCGCTTCAATGCGTTTGGTTTTTTCCATGCCTTGCAAGAAGATTTCTTTGAAGAAAGCCACCGCTTTATCAAAGTCCATCGCCTGAACTTTGCTGTTCTGCGCCGCGCCTTTGATGGCATAAACCTCAACGGATTTATTATTCAAAAGACCGGTTAAGCGGGGGTCTTTGGCATGGCCCAAGAACGCTACTTTTTGCAGGGTTTGTTGTGCGTTTTTGTTTAATGCCATGATTTTGGCGGTATTCAATGCCAAGCCCAACAATTGACCTTGCTCAAGTTCAGGTTTAGTCCATGTAACGGATTTCGCCCATGGCACAATGTAAGATCGGGTCGGTGTGAAGCCTACTTCCACTTGGTCAAGTGTGCTTGTGCCGGTGGTAATTAAACCATCGTCAAGGGAACCATGCTCATCGGCACCATAGTGAAGTTTTTCGGTAATACCTACCGCAGTTTGCTGATCAACATAAACAAATTGCGGGAAAACAATTTCAGGGTATTTTGTTTCCGCAATATCCTTACTTACGGCGGTTAAGCCATTTTGTACATAAGCCAATAATGACATTCATCACTCCTTAAAGTTTGGTAATTAACGCTAATTGACCTTTAACATCAATCACGTTGTAATCAGTTGCGATCGCATTAGTCGCGTCCGCTTTGCCTTGGATTGTGCCGGCTTTCTTATTGCCATTTGCTACGGCGATAACATAAACTTTATCACCACGAGCAACGGTTTCACCGTCGGCAACAACCACCCAAATAGCGTCAGCCGGGGCAATGTGCATGACATCAACCAGTTCGCCTTCCGCCCATTCGTCTTTAATTCGACTTGCCAAAATCACACCGGCAATTACATCGGTTTTTGCCGCTAACGCTTTTACGCCACCGGCTGCATTTAAGGCAACGAATAAACCCGCTTTTAATGCGCCGCCGGAAACCATTTCTGCACTTGTTTTTGCACTGGCAATGTTGCCTTTGCCTAATTCACCCGCACGCGCAGGCGCTTGTTCATAAGCGTAACTCATTTAGTCACTCTCCTTAGCTGTTGTAAGTTTTGTTAAAGTCAATAGACGGCGCAGCTTTATTCGGAGCAGCGTCACCAAGCAAAATACTACCAAGCGACTTACGTTCGTCGGCTAATTTCGCCACAACTGCTTTCGCTGTTTGATAAGCACCGTAAATTTCCGCATCAGATAACTTCGCCGCTTCGTCTTTCGTAAAAATACCTTGGGCCACGACCGCACTTTCTTGAATTTCGCGTACGGTAGCGTTATCGGCGAATTTCACATCTTTGAAAACGGTCTTAGCGTCGGCCAACATGGCGGTTTGTTTGGCGTCCGCTTCCTGTTTCGCTTGTGCGTCTTTCAATTGTTGAATTTCAGCATCTTTTGCCGCTAATTTTTTTTCATACTCTTCTTTGTTCACGTCATCGTCCTTTTTGTCGGTTTCAGATTCGTCTTTTTTCGGTTCGGTCGGCGTTTTATCCTTCGGATTTTTTTCGCCTTCTTTACCTTTTTCTTCTTCGTCATCTTCGATTTGTTTTTTCTGTTCGTCTGACAATTTAATGCCGAACGCACCTAAAAACGCATCGAGAAATTTTGCGGTTTTACCCATAATGGTTTTATCCTCATCGGCAAGTTTTACACTTCCACCGCAGCGACCCTTTGCCACAATCGCTACGTGGTTGCCGATCATCGGCGACATCTCAAAATCTGCATCTTGTACGGTTGACGGCTTAATATCGCAGTCATAACCACAGGATAATTGTTCAACGCCTTGCTCCTGCACAGTTTTAATGGCAGATTCATCATAAATCCACGCTTCCGCCGTCAGTTCATCTCCAACGCGTTTCACGTTGCGAACCACGCCGACAGAAAGCTGTTTCCAGTTTTTGGCATTCACGCCATCTTCGGGATGACCAATCGTCAATGTGGCATTTTCAAAGCTCTTGATGGTTTCATCGCTAAATAAGGATTTTTCCGTGCGAGCGACTTTCTTAATGCCATCTTCTTTTAAGCCAAGTTCCGTAGCGAGGTAGTCAAAAACACCGACCTTTGAAATAGTTGCCGGCACCACTAAAAAGCCATCTTTCGTAATGGTGCGCTGTGTTTTTGCCTGCACTGTGTTATCTGTAAATTTCATTGATTTACCCCAATAAAAAACCGCACAGTCTGTTCAGAAAGTGCGGTTATAAATTAGTGAAAAGTTCTAATTGTTTAATTTGTAAAAGCTCACGTTCAAGGGCTTGCTTTTCCGATTTACATTGCTGCAATAATTTCCCCCGTTCGCCGGCACGTTGTGTATATTCAGCTTTCTTTTGCTGCCATAATGCCAATTTGTTTTTGACCTCGTCACGGCGGGCAACACCTTCCGTCCAATAACCCCACAAGGCAAGGAAACATTCTTCTTGGTAGTTTTCCAAACGTGCTTTCAAATCCGACCGCACTTTGTTTGGGTTAATGCTAAATAGCCAACCATTTAATTTCTTAATTGGCATACAAAGCATTTCGTATTTTTTGCCGTCTTTTCCAGTTGTGGTCATATGGTAACAACTGAATTTTTGACTGTGATCCATTAGCTTTTGATATTGCGGCTTCCACGCCAACCCAACCCCCTCAACAACTTCACGCATTGCCACATAAGCCACGCCGTTGTTGTCCACCAAGGTTATTTCTTTGCCTAAAAATTCTGCGGTTAATGTTTGCATATTTTCTCCTGCTTTCTCCACAAAATGGCGCCTGTAAGAAACAGTGAGTGGAGAAGGAAACACCGCTTGTCGCGTGTACATCGCTATCTTACAGGCAATAAAAAACCCGCTTCGATGAGCGGGTGATAGAATTCCAATAAAAAAGCCGAACTGTATTACTACAATTCGGCTAGTTTGGGGAAATCTACTGCAAAATTTTTATTGTGTCAATTTTTTGATTCTTCTTTTTCGGCTTCCGTGATTAATTTATCCATCATTTCCACGGCTTCATCAAAGTTCACATCACCAGTAAAGCGTTTTTGCACTCGATAAAGCACAGCTTCACGCGTACCGAATTTTGTTTCTACGGTAAGTAACTGATACATCCACATCATCAAGTATTCGGATCGCTTAATTTCTTCGCGCTTCATGTGGCGCTCGAGGTTTCTTTTATAAATATCAGGGTCGGTGTATTCTTTGCGCATTTAAAGCTCCTGTAACTCAATTAGCAGATACCCTTTTTCTTGAGTCCGTTTAAGCACCTTGAACTTTGTTCCTGACTTAAATAATACCTCATACTCTAATGGGAGGACACTTATTTTCTCAATAATCTTCCCGTTTTTACTATGAATAAGCAATCTATGAGGTCGCGCAGAATCAAAACGCTCAAATTCATCACGGCTTGAGCTTACAAATCCTTTTTCAGTAACAACTTCACCGACGGAATACTTCGCCAATGTTTTCTCTGGTAAATCAATATCGCGCCAAACCTTACCTCTATAAGAAGACAGTTTATTCAATGCTCGATTTAAAATACGGGCGAATGACAATGCTTTTAAGCTAGGTTTGTTACTACGCAATTCAGCGTTAATTTGCTGTGCAGAATGTCCTGTGTATTCACGCAATATCACTGCTTCAGGCTTGGATAAATTGCGATCTTTTACAAAGGATAATGCAACATCATCTTTAGCAATTTCCTTAACTTGGAAATCAAACACTTCCGGCGCAATTGCCTTGCTGATGTCTTGTTGTTCAAGTTGCTCATTGATTTGTTTTTCCTGAACTTCGTCGAACACTGCAATAGCGACACATCTACAATTTACGTCATGCCCCGGGGGCCCTGTATCAGCCGGCGGGTTGGCATATTCGAATATTTGCCCATCTTTTTCGGCGTGACTATCACGCACGCGCTCATCACCTGACGTTGACCACATATATTTTGTAACGCCAACATCTTCATGCCGCGCTTGAGTTAATGCCGCATTGAGTTTTGAAGACTGATCACGAGCGATAAACATTGCCCGTTTTCCGGTTGTTTGCCCAAGGGCTTTAATTTGTGCGGTCAAGTCTTTGTTTAGACTGCCACTAACCAATGCCTGAGTAACTGCATTTTTCACTTTATCGAGATATTGTGAACGGATAGATTTAATCAACTGCACATTCGCCGTCGTCATTACATTGACTTTTTCGGTAATGTTCGGACTGCTGCGCAAATACGCCGCCAAATCCACGCCTGTTTGATTTTTAAGGTTGGTTGATACTTCCGCTTGGTTTTGGATATTTCCACGATTAACGAAGCCCTGTGCGATATTTTCAGCCTGTGAAGTGCGGTCAGTTTTTTCGTACTTTTCCAACACCTTCAATAAGGCCTGCGCACTAATTGCTTGAAATCCACTTGCATCATCCATAAAAAAAGGGCTTTGCGGTTGTTGCAATGCCCTTTCTATGTCGTCTGTCATGGATTTGACGAATTGCTTGAGTTGTTGTCTATACCAAAGCTCCGTTCGCTTGCTGACTTTCACCGGCTTGAACTTGCGAATTTTCGCCTTTTGGCCCTTCAAAATTTCCGGCAAATTCATCAGCATTTTTCATTTCCTCAATGTCTTCGGCGGAAATATTGGCAAACAAGCCACTTTCGCGCAGTTCGTTAGCCACTTGATATTCATTCAGCACACCGTTTTGAATTAATGTATTGGACGCGGTAGCAAATGTGTTTAACATATTGATTTGTTGTTCTTGATTCACCGTGGTTAATGGCACGAACTCAAACCACCAATCTGCAGGAAACCCGCCAAATAGTTCATTACAAATTAACGGATCGATAATTTCGAAAACCGGACGTAGCCGAGTTTCTTGTAGGCGACGGATTGATTCGTGATAGTTCTGAATGTCTTCATCACCACTTGCCAAACCCGAAACGGACTGACCAAATAAGATTGTCACCGGCATATCAGCAGCACCAGCAACCGCATTACGAAATTCCGTGAGTAAATCCTTTAACCCGGCAAAGGTTAGTTCTTTCCGGTCATACTCATTTTCCGCGTCAAGTAATAGGCTGTTTGTAGCCGATTTGATAGACTGCACGGCAGAAATAACACTGGCCACCTCATTTTCCATACCGGCGGCGATTTTGTCTGATAGTCCCGCAATCTTGAAAATGTCGATCTTGCTTTCAAAAATTAGATCACCCACATTGACCGAAGCACTATCAAAGCGCTTCAACACATCAACAATTTTTTCAAGATCAGAAACACCCCAAATATCGTTATCTGATAACAGCGCGTCATTGGCGTTTAATAAAATTAAGCGGGAGTAGTGAACATTAATCGACTGACTGCTGCCAAGAATGGAATATTCGCTGTATCGACCGAAATTCGGTGATAATACATCGTCATCTTTCGCGCCCGTGGTACTGATTTTCCATTTCGGCAGAATAATCAGGCGTTTTAAGTGTTCGGTTGGCTGTAGCGGTGCTCCAAGGTTGTTTGAGTCGGTCACAACTAATAACCCGACGGAACCATAAAGGCTTGACCACTGCAACGCTTTAGTAAGCGTTTCGCGCAGTTTTAGCGCACGTTCAAATTTTGTGAATGCGTCTAACTGTTTTGAATTTAAATCGTTGGAGTAAATCTCGCGCCAGTTGCGTACCATATCTTCCGAACGTTTGATACACACTTTCCCCGCAATCCAATTTTCACGCCATAGTGCTTCAAGTTGAACAAGATCATCGGTCAAACTAAACCCGCGTGAATAATACGTCTGCTCTTGCTTGCTTCCGAGTTTCAGCGCAAGTGATTTAATGCCGTCAAAAAATTTCATGTTATAAATCCAGTAGTGATTTCGGTCTGCCTAAAATATCCGTTATCGCCATAACTAACGCATCCACCTGGTCATCGTGAGCATGGCTATCTGTAGCGGTAAAGGCTTCGCATTCATTGATAAAATCCGCTATCCATGGCGCACTTTCAGGCAACATGATGTAGCCGCTTTCAATATAGCCCTGAATACCAAGAATGCGGGTGTATTTATCGGCATCAACCTGAATAGGGGTGATTGGGATTTGATTATTACGACGAATGGTTTGAATAAGGCTCGTTCCGCTTGCTTTATCTTCCACGTTGGCACGGGTAAGCACTCCAGTTTCTTTCTTTGCCTTATGTTTTGCCCACACATCTTTCAATGTTTGTTCAAGCTCTGGCGCTTCCCATTTTCCCCGAATCAGATCGAGAATATAAACTTTGCCATCAGCACCTTTACCGGCAACAATGAAAACGGAATAGTCGTTATGTTGCTTCGTTTTTTGTGCGGTGTCGGCGTAAATTGCCTTAACTTTGATAATCGGCGGAACCTTATATCGACCAAACCAAGAACCCTTGATAATGCCACCACCTTTGTTAGATGGCCGCTGTTGGTAAAGTGCGTTCCATGCTTGCGAACCGACCGCTTGACGAATCTTATTCAGTCGTTCTAAATCAAAGCGTTCAGGGTGCAATGGTTCTCCTTCTTTGCGGAATTCTTCATCTTCTTCCGCTATGGCTGGAAACTTCACAATTCTCCATTGGTCGCCGCCGCTTTCTGCCTCTTTAATCAGCCGCCCCGCCAAGTCATCTTCATGCCATCGCGTCATTCCCAATAATACGCCACTTTTCGGCGATAACCGCGTATAAAGCGTTGTCGTGTACCAGTCCCAAATGCTATCGCGTACAGTTTGTGAATTGGCTTCTTTCGCGTCCTTTACCGGGTCATCAATAATCGCAATATCGGCACCCATGCCGGTAATACCGCCGCCAACACCTGCGGAACGATAGGCTCCCTTATGTCCGACAATTTCAAAGATTTCACTATTGCGAAGCGGTTTGCCACTGTCAGTGGCAATATTTTTAGTGTTCAACGCTGAATCAGGGAAAATACCGTGATAAACAGGGTCATCGATAATACGCTGCACATCACGGTTCATTCGACTTGCCAAATCAGCAGAATAAGAACAGGCGATTATCTGTAAATCAGGGTTTTGCCCAAATACCCACGCAGGGAAACGGCGACTAAACAACTCACTCTTACCGCTTCGCGGAGGCGCATATATCATTAATCGAGGTTGCTTGCCGTCGATGACATCCTGATAGAATTGTTGTAACTCTTGCGCAATCAGAATGTTAAACCAACCGGTAATAAAATCAGGCTTGGTTTGTGTGGTGAAGTGCATTAATGATTTTCGAGCTTTCTCAATCCGAATCTTGTTCAAGATTTCCTTTTTCGAGTAATTTTTCAAGCTGCTCAAGTTCATTAATATCCAATCCCGATAAATTTAATTCAGTTCGCTGCTCAATATGCAAGTCGCCAGATACTTCTACTTTCTGGCTAAACATACCGAGGTGCTTGCCTAACAATTCAAGCGCTTTGTTAACACTTGAGGGCTCATAAACAAATTGAGCTACATCATTGCCAACAATTTCGCCATCATCAGTTTTGCGAGTCTGAGTTAAGACGATCGCTTTTTTACCGGAGGCAATATCAGCATTTTCTAATAAACGGCGGATTACCTCGTCTTGTGTTATTTGAACGCGCGCAGATCGTTTTTTTTGTTCTTCTTGAATAAAACCCTTAAGTTTTACTAAGTTCTGAGCACCTTGGACATCCGCCGTCTTGGCACTATACCCGGCTCTTATTGCTGCTTGTGTTGCATTCAGATCAACAAGATACTCTTCAACAAATCGCTTTTGCTTATCGGTTAATTTGGGTCCACCACGCTCAGACGTGGATTTAACCTCGTCGTTTTTGCTCATGGTTAATCCTTTTTGATTGATTTGTAGCAATTACATTACATAACTTAGATATAATCCCGAGGTTTTACGAGACTCAACCCAGAATTAGATTTAAATTATGTAGCATATATATAACAAAGGGCGCTTGTTTAACGCCCCTTCATTGTTTATTTAGTGCTGAGTGTTCTCTACTTGCCACTCTCTTATCTTATCCACCCTGTGTAAGCACATGTCGCGCTCACGCTTGAGGATGACTGAGTATTGCGTAATGTCGCCGTACGTATTGCCATCAAAGCCTGTTTTGTCTAAGTGAGCAATGTAGGCCGACGGCATGGTCGGGCAGGAGTTAGCTCGGGGATCATTTCCGCAAGAACTCAATAACATTACGAGGACCGGCAGCATTGTAAGGATTACTGCGTTTAACATCTTGCGGGATTGATTTAATAACTTCATCTGATTCGCTCCGTGCTTCTGCTTCCGCTTTTGATAGCTCTAACATGATGCGCTGATTTTCGGCGGCTTCGTCTTTCAGCCTTGTTATCTCTTTTTCTTTTTGAGACAACGCTTGCGCCTGCTCTTTGTTGTCAGCTCTTAAGTCAATAATAGTGTTGTGCTGGTACCGCAAAACGCCGAGCAGGCACAAAACCGCAACGACACCAACACATAACGCACCAAACTTAATCCGCTTAATTAATTGCTCACTGGGGTTAAACATAAATCACGCTCTCTTATTCTGCGCTTCATGATTGACGGGTGTGGATTGCCGTTTACGTTGGCATAATTCGTAAATGTGTTACACATACGCACAAAGTCTTTATCTAAAGCCGCTTTGTATAACTGAGTTTTAAGCCACTTCCCTGCTTTCTTACTGTAATAGTAACGAGCACCACCACAACCAAGATTAAAGATTACAGAACCCAAAGCATCTATCTGATTCTGATTCATGTCGGCTCCGTTAAAGTACTTCATGATACAGTCACCCGCTTTCTTTAGGTCTTTCGCGTATTGCTCAGCTATTTCTTCATCGGTGTAGCGCTTATTTTCGAGAATCATTGCTCCACCGGTGACAGCGGCACCGATACCGTAAGTTAAAACATGAGCTGAACAACGATAAGGATCGCGGCGACAACCTTCTTCATTCCCTGCTGACAACGCACCAGCCTTACTGATTACCAATTCATCCGCATGATTATCGTAAACCTTGCCGACAATAACACTTACTAAGCACACCGCACCTACAGCAATCTTCTTAATTGATTTATTCATCGTTACTAACCCTCAACCCTTGCTTCAATCGCTGTACCGTTAAAGTGTGTATTTCGTCCTTTCGTTGTTCATCGCGTTTTAGCGCTTTACCTTCTGCGCACTTTGAATACGCGTTAACAAGTGCGGTTACTATCCCAACAATAAGACTTAACACCATCAAATTATTTTGATCACCAAGCCACGCCAAAAAACCGGAAAAGCTAGACCAAATGTAGCTTTGATTCCCCATATCTTTAAGCATTTTCATATCTCCACCCCGCTTTTCTCGAGGCAATAAAAAACCCCAACTGTTACCAGTCAGGGTTGTTATAAAATTCATTCTGCGCTAATTGCTTGCTAATATCGCAAGATATACTTAACTATATACTTTTACTTGCAAGTAATCAAGTGTTTTTTGCAAAAAACAAAACCCCGTATTTTTAAATACGGGGCTATTTATTTTTACAGGTTTTAAAAAATTCCTTTGTTGACATCCCGGCTTGCCTCGCCATCGATTTAATCAATGCCTTATCAAAAGGCGAAATATGCTTATCAACAGTCACTAAAAATTTACCTCGCTCATCCACTCTAACCCATTGTTCATGTGCAGTACCTGTTTTGGGCTTCATATTAAAGCCTAATTTTACTAATGCAATCGTTACTTCTTTATAGGTTAGAGGTGTAATACGGGTAAACATTATGCTGGGCAACGTTCTTCAAAAAATGCAACGTCTTTATTATTCCCATTTTTAGCCAAAAGGAATCTAAGCCAGTAATATTTGACCCATAAGGACAATGGTGCAGGACGATTAAGAAGTTGTTGCGCATATTCAGGTTCGGAATTTACTTCCTGAATAAGATCTCGGATTTGAGAATCAAGTTTATCCATTGCTTCTTGCATTGTATCAGCTTGAGCGGCAAGTGACAGGTCAAGACAAATGGCAATATATAAATCACCTTTTGGATAAACCATGCAACGGATTAATTTGCGATATTTTTTCATAGACATACTTTTTTATAGTTAAAACTTTAACTCTAAAGCTTTGACGCAATCTTAAACTTAACTATAAATGCTTGTCAATAGATTGTAACCAGTAAAACCCACTTAAAAACCTTTATTCTTAACCAATATAATGATACTTAATTTTCAGCATGGAAAAAGCACCTTGTAGGAAACCAATACCTCGATTACGTAGGCGATACATTTTGGATGGTGAAATATTCAGTGCTATCGTAATGTCTTTTTCGCTCAAATCCTGTACATATATTGCCATTATTACCTGATAAGCCAATAAGTCAACATCATGTAAAGACATTATAGCTACTTCAATTTTTAGACATTCATCATCGCTCAAATGCTTTAACCACGCCTTACGAGGAGAAGATGGCAAAACAGGAATGCTTGGTGTAATGCTTGGATATTCAGTTCCGATTTTATCTCTTCCCCAACAATTTCCCCAGCGAACTAAAATTTTCTCTACGCTATATTGCATCAT